TCCCGAATCGTACGTCTTGACGTCTTGGTTTGCTGCCAAGGCCCCGTTGCGAATGTACTTGCGCCGTGTCTCACCGTTGAGCAGGTCAGGCTCACACTCAACTGCGAATGGTATCCACAAGTTGGCTTCGATAACATCGGTGTACGCAGACAAAGCAGTCTCTGAGGCCGGGGAAGGATCAGCGGCATCATAGTCTGGTCCCATGATGAGGTTTCCGGCAATCCCGGTTCCAACAGATGGCACCCACACGAAGCGGAGTCTGTTGAACCTGTAGGTTTCGTACCCCGCAGCCTCGTTAGACAGCCACGGGAACGAGAGGGCCATGCCTGGGTTCAAGGGATGGACTTGAGAATGGTGAATGCACCAGAGCCAGGGGTGACAACCTTCGCAACCTTCTCACGGTGGATGATGCGCTGCTCATTTGCCGACCGAGTAAAAATCGGCTGAGCCTTGCGCATCACGGTGCCTTGCGCCACCGGAGCGAAAAACGACCCCATTCCGCCCATTGCGACGTCAGCTGGCGCCCCGCGCTGGGTCTGGGCCCTGCCGCGCTTGGCGTTTCGCTGTCTGGTTCGTCGTTTCTTTTGCGGAGCTTGAGGAAGTGGTGCAGGAGCATTGCAGCAGCCCTAGCACGCTTGCAGCTAGCGCGAGAGCGTGGAGGGGCATTGTTGTTGTTATTGGCGCTCATCGTTTCAAATAAGCTAGTGTCCAATTTCAGACACTCGGTGCGACCGAACCAACACACTTTTCCGTCTCGGTGAGTCCGAGGGATGTTTAGGCTGTCCTCTGCCAAATGACTGGTTAGGTGGGCGTGGCGATTTGTGGTCGCTAGGGGCACGACCCCCTTGCTCTCCCTGCCTATCTTCAGTCACCTTTGTTTACCCGGTTGGTCCGGGAGATGTTGAGGCTATCCACTGCCGTAGCCCGGGGTTATCTCAGAGAGTGATGCCCGCAGTCTTCGCTGCTCGCGCGCGGGAGGCCTCCCACTTCGCGCGGCGCTGTGCGTACTCATCATCCAGCTCATCTGGCTTACGCCCGGGGGGGGTCCACTGGCAAGGGCAGGGGAATGGCGCACCGGTCTTCTTATTCAGAACAACTGGATGCTCACACGCGTCAGCTTCCCCTTTCCCTTTCTCAATAGACTGTGCAGCCTTAGCCGCTGCCTTAGCGACAGCTTTGCTTTCATGCACCTGGACATGTGTACTACGCCCAAGCGTGAAGATGTCCCCCTCAGTCAGCTCGACTCCAGCTGGCAGGGTAACTTCCCCATTCATGATGACCACCGTCTTAGGCAACACGACTTCAGCCTCACCAAACCCAGGACAATGTAACAACTGGGTAACGGAATCGGTGCGGGAGAGCCAAGCCACCAGACCGGCACGGTCAAGGCTGAGCTTGAGGCAGGCCTGGTCAATGACGAAGTCCATCCATGGA